GGAGTTCTTCACAGTTCTCCTACCGGTTTAAAGAAAAAGAAAATATAAATATTATTGTACAATCATATTTTCTTTATAGATTTGTTGTGTTTGACGCTTTATGGTTAATTTTGTAGGTGTTCATAACTTCTCTATAGAGAAAGTGTGTTCACCGCAAATTTATTCTAGTAAAGTCTTTTCAGATATTCTTCATAGTTATCTGAATTGGTGGTCCGCTACGGCCGATAAATTCTCCCCAGAATGCCACGACTTAAGTACTATCTATTTTGCATGTAATTGTCAATCCCCCAAAACCCCAAAACCCACAGTTTTGTTATGTTCCGATATGGTCATCGTCCGCTGGATTTTAGTTTGGACTCCTATTTATAGGAGGTTTTTGTTTTATGAATGTAACATCGTCGACTTAGTCACGTTTTCAATTAGAATGATGAATTGAAGGTATTACCTGAAGCATCACTTATTATATTGTACGACTTGTAAACTCTTAAAGAGTTCTTGTTTAGAACGGCAATGGAGATTTCAATCCATCTCCTGTGCAATATTTTAGTAAATTTTCTACTGCCTCTATGGCGTAAACGAGCTTCCGAGCACTCAGGAGCTAATGACTTTGCGGGCCTCTGAACTTGGTATGTTCGAGCCACCGGTAATGCTGAAACCCGGTAGTTGCTTTAATATATTATAGGTTTAAGTCGGAAGGCTGTTTTTCAGTATGGATTCCAAAAATTTGGTTGAAGTTAAAGGGATTGATGTCCCGAAAGTTGATTCAGAAATGAATAAACTTTCAAATATCTGTTCGTCTCCAGAGGATCTTTCCGCCCCTGTGAGACCGTTTAAGGTTAAACCCTTGAACAAGAATGTGATTCCTAGGAAAAAGTTTAAGGTGCCACCTCCCAAAGAAAGGGTTGTTGATATTGAAACTATTGTTCATGGAATCCAGGAATTGGACATTGCTGCTGAAAAGTTGCAACGAACATTTTCGAAAGAGAAAGATCTGAAGCGTCAGGATGAGATCCGACGCCGAAAGTTCAATCAGGACAGATTGGGTGCTCGTATAACGACATCTTATGCTGCTCCTACAGTTAGTTTTCAGAAACGCAAGAAGAAAGGCGTTAATGAAACAAAGCTGAGAATTGTGCCCCAAGCTGGACGACACGCGGAAATTACTACATCCCCGCGTGCTGAAGTCAGTGATCCAAACTCTTGTACTCCGGACATTGAACCGCAGGTGCTCGGCTTTGGTGCGCAAGTCTCTATGGACCAACCAACGCAAATTGTTGCGGGCGAGGTCGCCTTTGCTTTAAAAAGCTTTGGTGAACAAATTGGTGGCATTAAGGAATCTATGGATTCCTTCAAAGATCTTCTTGAAAAGGGGGAGGGAAAGCTCAAAATAGAACATTCCTCTCCGACCTTGGATGATATGAAGGAAAAGATGGTCAATATGTCAGAATTCGCCGTCGTAGTGATTGTTGTTGTTGTGATAGTTGCTATGAAGCCTAAGACTCCGCTTGAGCGCGGTATGGCTTTTGTTGCGATCTCAGGTTTGTTGGTGACGCGCTTTGGTTTCCAGGAACTACTGCAGAGATGCGGTTTGTTGTCTTGGTTCCAGAATGCCTCGCCAGTTGATGAAACTCAGCCACAAGCTGGGATTTTCGGAGAAACAGATCTCGAAGAGATTACAACCATTGTGACTTCCTTTATCAACTTATACGTTGTCGGTCATGTTGGAAAGGAGATCCTTGATCCTAAGGAGTTTCTGAAAGTGACAACTCAGTTGTCCAGAGCTACACCTACTGTCGTCAATATTACTAAAGGTATTGGGTTGG